TACCATTAATATCAAATGTAGGATTTACCGAAGTAAGCTCAAGTGGTAGTTTAAATACTAAAGCTGGTGATAGGACTAAACTTCCAATACAATTTTTTAGATTATCTGATAATATAAGTGGTAATTTAAGTTTAGATAATAACTCTGCACATAAAAAAATAATACTTGATACAAATGGTAATAACATTACTAATTCTAGTGGATCACCTTTGACAACTAATTCTAGTACAACACTAGAGCTAAAAGGCAGTGGTAATGTACAATCTACATTAAAAACATTTACATCATCACAAAGCTCTACTGGAAACTCTGGAACAACTACAATAAGTGAAGCAGATAATTCTACAGTGGTGGTGCAGACAGATACACATACTTTTGATACTGCATTAGTCAGTGATTCTAGAGGTTCTGGTGCTTCTTCTGGATCTGGTGGTGGTGTTAGTTTTGGCGATGGAAATACGACTGTAACAAAACCAAACACTGGTAGCACTGCTGGTATGCTCGTAAATGAGACATATTATACTACAGGTTTTACAACTCTTTTTGGTGGTGTAGGACTTGATAATATAAATAGATCAGATTTTGGTATGTCTTTTACTCATGCTTTTATGGAAGATGGCACACCAATAAGTGGTCGTATTTCTGGTCCATCAACTTCAGGTGGAACAGGAGGTACAAGCACATTTGATGGTGGCACTTCAAAACGACCAAGTACAAACACAACTCATTCTCATGCTGGTGGCACATATCGTTTTATGAAATGGAATAGTGCTTTAGTTGGTGTGAATAATGGTAATTCAGGTAGTTTTGATATTGAAATGTTTATAGATTCTGCAACTGGTAAAGCAGTTGTTGCAATTATAGGTGGTCGTGGAGCGTTTAATCAAATTAAAAATGTTAGCGTTACAGGACCAACAGCAGGCAGACGATTTATATTTACGAATAACTTAGCAATATCATGTGCTTTATCTGGTAGTGATCCGTTCAGTGCAACAGTATCTGCTGGTGCTACTAACACTGTGAACAGAGATTCAACAGATGGATCTTTTAGTCTAACTGGTACTATATCTGGTAGTGATGGTAGTAGCAGACCATTTGCTTTGAAAGACATAAATGATGGAAGTGGCAGTGTTGATGAAACTGCTTACACAGGAACTAAATCAGTGAGTGCGTTCTAATGCCAATGAAAGCCTTAAAATTTAAACCTGGTATTGTATCTGATATTACATCTTACAGTGCCGAAGGTGGCTTTGTTGATGGTGATAAAGTAAGATTTAGGTTTGGTTTTCCAGAAAAGTTTGGTGGTTGGGAAAAATATAGTCCTAATCAATATTTAGGTAGTGCTAGAAGACTGCATAACTGGGTGGCTCTTGATGGTTCTGATTTTATGGGTATTGGCACACATCTTAAATATTATATAGAAGAGGGTCAGACATTTAACGATATTACGCCAATTAGAAATACTACAAGTGCAGGCGATGTAACTTTTTCTGCAACAAATGGCTCTACAACGATAACTGTTACAGATCCAGCACATGGTGCAAATGAGAAAGACTTTGTTACATTCTCTGGTGCGTCAAGTTTAGGTGGCACAATTACAGCTACAATACTTAATGCAGAGTTTCAGATTGTATCATTAATAAGTTCTAATTCTTACACAATTACATCAAGCGTAGCTGCCAATTCATCTGACACTGGTAATGGTGGTGGTAGTGTTGTAGGTGCATATCAGATAAATGTAGGATTAGATGTTACAGTTGGAGGAACTGGTTGGGGTGCTGGTCAATGGAGTGGCACGACATCTGGTGCTTTGGCAACACAGTTGAATGAAGCATTAGATGATAGCGAAACTGATGTTGATGTAGATGACGAAACTGGCATGAATACAGCTAATGATGTTATTCTTGTAGATAACGAACTTATGCTTGTATCAGCAACTACTGATGACAATACAATGACTGTAACTCGTGGACATAGTGGAACAACCGCAGCTACACACGCAGACAATACGCTTGTAAGATTAGCAGTTGGTAATGCAGATTCTGCTAATGACTTTGTTGGGTGGGGTAATGCAGCAAGTGTTACTGTTCCTGGAGCACAGATTAGATTATGGTCACATGATAATTTTGGTGAAGATATAATAATAAATCCAAGAGATGGTGGTATATTTTATTGGGATAAGACAAATGGATTAGGCAACAGAGCAGTAGAACTTAGTGCAACAGGCACATACTCTGGAGAAACAAGTGTGCCAACAGTTGCGAAACAAGTTCTTGTATCAGATCAAGACAGACATGTTATTGTATTTGGTTGTGATGGATTAGGTGCAAACTCTTCTGCTACACAAGGTAATGGTGTACAAGATCCATTGTTGATACGTTTTTCATCACAAGAAAACCCAGTAGATTTCTTTCCGACTGCTACAAATACGGCAGGTGATTTAAGGTTAGGTGGTGGATCTACCTTTGTACAAGCTGTTGAAACCAAACAACAGATATTAGTCTTCACTAACAAAACACTACACGCCATGAAGTTCATAGGTCCACCATTTACGTTTGGTTTACAAGAATTGTCAAAAAACATAACCATAATGAGTCCGTTCTCTGCCATAGCAGTTGAAGATGCTGTGTACTGGATGGGTGTGGACACGTTCTATGTTTACTCTGGTGGTCAAACAATACAATTACCATGCACTGTAAAAGACAAGGTCTTCTTAGATTTTAACTTTGAAGAGCGAGACAAGGTACATGTAGGGCTTAACTCAGAGTTTAGTGAGATATTATGGTTTTATCCATCGTCCGCTGGAACAACTGTAGATAAGTATGTTGCATTTAATTACACGGAAAAAGTTTGGTATTATGGAACACTTGCAAGACAAGCATGGCTAGATAGAGGCATAAGAAATTTACCTCAAGCAACTGGTAATCAATATCTTTATAATCACGAAGTAGGGTTTGATGATGATGGATCTGCCATGACATCGTTTATTGAATCTTCAGCTATCGACATAGGAGATGGCGATAAGTTTGTGTCATTAAAGCAAGTCATACCAGACATTACATTTAACGGATCTACTAGCGTCAATCCAGATGTGTCTTTCACAATGAAATCACGAAACAATCCTGGTGCTAATTTTAATCAAACTACAGAGAATACAACGCAAAGATCTGCAACTACACCAGTTGAACAGTTTACACAAAAATTAGATTATCGTTTACGAGGTAGGTCTTTTGCTTTAAGAATTGATTCCACATCACTAGGAACAAAATATAAATTAGGCACGCCAAGAGTTGATGTTAGGGAGGATGGTAGACGCTAATGCTTATAACCAGTATTCCACAATATATTCAAGGCATTACAAACGCAAAGGTAGATCTTACCACAACAGATCTTACAACTTTGTTCACAGTTCCTAGTGATGCCGATTTTAATGCTGCCGTCGTTAACTCTATATTGGTATCTGAAGATAGTGGTAATGCTGACACAATTACAGTTCAACTTGTAAACGGCAGTGATACATTTAGTTTGTTCAAAGTAAAAGCAGTAGGAGCGAACACAACTGTAGAATTGCTCACAAGAGATTTGATATTGCAAAGTGGAGAAGTATTGAAAGTTCAAGCTGCAACAGCGAACAGATTGCATGTCGTGGCTAGTATTCAAGAATTATCCAAGACAAGAGTAACGACAAGTGCATTGTCAAGAATTTAAAAGGTATATAGACGAATTTGTTAAAATAAGATAAGGTAACAATATGAGTTTAGGTAAGTTAATAAAAAGTTTAGCACCGATTGCCATAAGTGCTTTTGCTGGACCAGCAATAGGACAAGGTATAGGTCAATTATTTGGTGCTCAATCTGCAATGAACCCCTTTTTAACAAGAGCATTAACTGGTGCCGCAACATCAAAGTTAATGGGTGGGAAAAACAAAGACGCAGTTAGAAATGCTTTATTAGCTGGAGTTTCTGGCATGGCCTTAGATCAGTTTACTGGCTCAGAAAATGTCGCACAAGATTTAGCAAACAAACAAAACATTAGGCGATCTTTAGATCAAGGAGTTTCTCGCAATCAAGCAATAGATGAAGTAATCCAAAACAAAAAACCACCTATAGAAAATGTAAGTAAGCAAATACAAGGGGTTGCACCTAAAACATTTAGTGGTGAATTATTACAAGCTGCTGGAGTGTCAGATGATAACTTATTAGCACGATTGCTTAACACTAAAGTTGGAGAGGGATTAACTGCAGGTTTGATAGCACAATTACTTGCTGGAGATGAAGACGAACAAAGACCTCGTGAATTTGAGCAAAGACCATTTGGCTTTGGTGGGCCTGGAGGTCAACTTGGTGGTGTAAGATTTGCAGCAGATGGTGGTAATATCATGGACTTTCCTAGAAGAAATGGTGGTATTGATCCATCTGAAGGTTCTGGAACAAAAGACGATGTACCTGCTATGTTGATGGCTGGTGAGTTTGTTTTGACCAAAGATGCAGTAAAAGGTCTAGGTGATGGAAACCAAAGAAAGGGCATACAAAGAGCCTATGATATGATGGATAAACTAGAGGCGAGGGCGTAATGGCAAACGGCACAGTTACATACGAAAATATACAGAGATTACCACCTTTTCTTGAGGGATTGCAAAAAAGATTATTGCAAACTGGATTTGGTGTATTTGATGGTGAAGATCAAACAACACCAGGTTTATTAGATAAGCCATTAGGTCTACCAGGAGTTCAAATTGCTGGTGCAGATCCGTTAACAACAAGGGCAGCAGAGTTGGGCGAACAAATGGTTGGTACTGCTACACCTTTTCTTGAGGGTGCAAGAGATCAAGCCCTTGCTGGACAACAAGCAATTACAAGTGGTTTAGGCTTTTTACAGCCAGAAAGCATAGAGAGATTTCAAAATCCATTTCAACAACAAGTTATAGACGTAGCACTAAATGAGTTAGACAGACAAGCGGCACAACAAAGATCAAGGGCAGATGCCGCAGCCGTTGGTGCTGGTGCATTTGGTGGTTCAAGACAAGGCGTTCAAAGAGCAGAGGCAGATAGAGGTTTGCAACAAGTAAAAGCAGACACGCTATCAAAGCTTTTATCAAGTGGCTTTGGACAGGCGTTAAAAGCATCACAAGAAGCAGGAAGATTATCTGGTGGTCTTGGACAAGCATTTGGTACTTTAGCAGGCACTACAAGTGATGTTGGGCGTTTGCAACAAGCATTAGGTCAAGCAGATATATCACAATTAACACAATTAGGTGCTTTAAGACAAAGACAACAACAAGCAGAGTCAGACGCACAAAGAGCTAATTTAATGCAAGAAGCACAAGAGCCTTTCACTAGATTGCAAATAGGTCAAAACTTGTTACAAGGTATGCCTAGTGCAAGTATACCTTCAACATTTACACAAGCTACACAACCCGCTGCTAACCCATTTTTACAAGGAATAGGTGCTTATACTACATTATCACAAATAGCACCTTTTAGTGGTGGACCAACAGCAAGAAGAGCGTAACATGGCACCAAAACAAGGCTTGAATCTTGGAGATACAGATACTTTATTACAAAGTTTAGGATTACCTAAAAAACCTAAAACTTTTTCAGAATTATCACAAATGTATGGGCAAGGTTTATTTTCGGGCACAGGTCCAGCCGCTAAAACATTTATACCACCAGTAAAAAATATGGAACAAATGTTCGGCAAACCTAAAACACAAGGTGGTAAACTTTTGCAATTTTTAGGAGATATACCTCTTACTGCTCTGGAAGGTGGAAGATTGTTAACTGGAGGCATTGGTGCTTTAACAAATCCCGCAGGAAATATACCAGCAGATTTTTTGTCACAAATAACACCTGAAGAATTTGCAAAACAAACAAAGGATAAAGTTTTAGGTGCTGGTCCAGAGATATTTTTACCGACAGAAGAAAAAACATCTATGCCAGGATCGGATATTTTTACACAAGAAGGTCAAGATAAACTAACATCTGAAACATCAAAAGCACTTGAAAATTTAGTAGGTAAAAGTGTTAGCGACACTAGTTCATTTGATCCTCAAGGTGAGGTTGACAAAGAAACTGTAGATAAAATCAAAGGTGAAGAAGAAGATAAAAAGCCTACAATTAAAACGAGTGAAGTTATTGACACAAGCTTTGATAGTGATCTTGATGCAGATAAAGACACCACTACTGAAGTGGAGGGTGCAGATACACCAGCTAAGAAAGCTACAGTTAAAGCTTTAGATGCGTTTTTAGCTGAATCAAGACCTGGCGTTAAGCCTAAAACATTTGATGAATATATTAATGAGTTTGGAGAAGCAACTGGATTAGATGTTTCTGGTGAGGCAGATACTAAACAAGCATTAATGTCCTTTGGATTAGCACTTATGCAGAACAGAGCAGGTAAGGGTTTTAATATAAGTAATATATTAAGAGCCACAGGTGAGGCGGGTGAAGCTGCCATGCCAGATTTTAGAAAAGCAGTGGCAGAGGCAAAGGCAATAAGAGCTAAAGCAGGGTCTTATGCTCTAAGTCAGAGAGAGTCAGATCAAAAGAAAGCTATGGATAGACGTTCATATGTTGTTATTCCAAAAGAGGGCGGTCTTCAAAATAGTGTCTTACAAAACACAGGTAGATTTTCAAGACTTAACAGCTATGAGCTTAATAATTTAATGAATAACGAAGAATTTAATAACAGATTTGAAGTCGTAGATGCCTCTACATACATGGATATGACAAAATCTCTAATAACTGCTGCTAATAAAAACAAGAAAAAAGTATATTTAGAAAAACCT